GTCAGGACATTCAAACTGTCAGGCACCAACCCACCAACTCCATTGACATTCCTGACTATTGACGCAATGGACCAGGAGTCCACCAGGCTCAGTGCCAGTGGCAAGCCAAGATTCTTCACTGTGGTGGGAGGACAGTTTAGGCTGGCGCCAGTGCCTGACACTAACTACGCCACTGAGTTGGTGTACTACGCAAAGTTGAGCAAGCTGTCCAGTTCTGTCGCCACCAACTTCATCCTGGACTCTAGCCCAGACGCCTACCTCTACGGCAGTTTGCTGCAGGCCGCGCCCTACCTGCAAAATGACGAAAGAATCCCTGTCTGGGCCGGGCTGTACGAACGTGCCTTGACCGACTTGCAGGTAGCTGATGACCGTGCATCCACCTCTGGCGGCGCACTGTTGACTCGCGCAAGAACCTTGGGGTAAGCAATGATTGTGACCACGACAAAAGGCGATATGGATGACTCCTTGCTGGACAAGCGCGAGGGGTCAATTGACACCAGCAATGAATCAACCAACTGGGTTGAGTATTGGCATGAGGGTGAGTTGGTGCATCGTTCTGTCAACATGGTTTTGAAACGCTCCGTTTTTGCCCAAGGCGAAACGCAACAAATTTAAGGAACTGCTATGGCAAACACTCAGGCGATGTGTACCAGCTTCAAGGGTGAGCTGCTGGTGGGACACCACAACTTTGGTACTGGCGTAACCCGAGGTTCAACCGCTGCCGACACCTTCAAGGCTGCGCTGTACCTGGCCTCGGCGACTGTCAACGCAAGCACCACCGCATTCAGCGCAACCAATGAGGTGTCAGGCACTGGCTACACATCAGGCGGCGTCACCGTAACATTTGGCACTGCGCCAAGCACCAGCGGCACGACTGCCTTTGTCACGCCTAGCGCCAGCATTGCATTCAGCTCTGTCACGCTATCCACGGCATTTGATGCGGTCCTGATTTACAACAGCACTCAATCAAACAAGGCAGTCAGCGTCCACACCTTTGGCAGCCAGACTGTGACCGCAGGCACGTTTACCTTAACGATGCCTGTATCGGACGCAAGCACTGGCCTGATCAGGCTGGCGTAAGCAAGGGGGCAGCATGGCTGCTTATGGAACAGGCTATTACGGGCTTGGTGTCTATGGCATAGGCAATGTTGTCATCAGCGGCAACACGGCTACTGGTGATGTTGGTACGCTGCTGGCTGACAGGTCAGTCCAGGAGGATGGGACTGTTGCCACAGGCAATGTTGGCACAGTAACGCTCACGTTGTCGGTTGGCATCACAGGCAACCAGGCTACAGGTGCGGTTGACTCGGTAACGCCATCAGCAGCCAAGGCTGTGACAGGCAATGCAGCAACCCTGGCGGTTGGCAGTGTCAATCACAGCAAGGCGGTTGACGTTAATGGCAACCAGGCTGCTGGTGCGGCTGGCAATGCTGGTGTTGGTGTGAGCAGGGCTTTGACAGGCAATGCGGCAACAGGTGCTGTTCAGACGATGCCCTCTGAAGTCCTGGTGTTCCAGGCCATCACGGGTAATGGGGCAACGGGTAGTGTTGGCAGTGTGGGCCACAGCAAGGCGGCTGCAATTAGCGGGAATGCAGCCACTGGTTCGGTGGGCATCGTCTTTGGATTTGGCTGGGGTGCAATCCCCAACACGGCAGAGAGTTACACGGCAATCAGTGACACTGCAGAGACTTGGACCTCGATTGGCAACACGGCAGAAACGTACACGGCGATTAGCGATACAGCAGAGACTTGGACTGCAATCGCAGATAATTCTGAAACTTGGACACCTGTTTGATAGGAGCTAAAAATGGCAGATACCACGACGACCAACCTACTGCTGACTAAGCCAGAAGTTGGAGCCAGCACCGACACCTGGGGTACGAAGGTCAACACTGACCTGGACCTGGTTGATGCACTGTTTGCAGCGGCTGGCACAGGCACCAGCGTGGGACTCAATGTTGGCTCTGGCAAGACGCTGGCAGTCACCGGGACGCTGACCAGCACAGGCACCACCAACCTAACATCACCAGCAGTCACCACGGGACTCACCACGCCATCCACAACCTTTGCCCTGGTCAACACCACAGCAACCACCGTCAACCTGGCTGGCGCTGCTACAGCTCTAAATGTTGGTGCTGCCACTGGTACTCTGACTGTTGCCAACACCACCCTAGCGGCGAAGGCCATCACTGCCAGCACAACCCTTGGCGTGACGGGAGCAACCACACTGTCAGCGGCATTGACCTACGGCGGGGTTACGCTGACCAATGCAGTGACAGGCACAGGCAAGATGGTGCTGGACAACACCCCTACCCTAGTCACCCCGGCACTCGGTGCAGCCACAGGCACAAGCCTTGCTTTGACGGGCACATTAAGCGGCGGCACAAGCGGCACAGGATATAGCTTCTCAGGCAGTGCGCCAGCGACCAGCTTGACGCTGGATAGCAGCGGGAATTTGGGCTTGGGGGTTACTCCGAGTGCTTGGAGTAGCGCAAGCAGACCCGCATTGCAATTAACAAATGGTGCGGCTTTGTTTACCAGAACTGGTGCTACTGCATTAGGTCAAAACTTTTTCTATAACAGTAGCGACATAGGAAGTTATATTGCTAACGGCTATGCTACTCTTTACTACCAATCAAGTGGACAACACATTTGGTTTAATGCCGCCAACAATAGTTCAGGTGCGGGGGCTACGGCATCTTTAAGTCAAGCAATGACGCTGGATGCAAGCGGTATCTTAACTATAAGCGCATACGGTGCTGGCGCAGCAACATTCTCAGCCGCTGGTGTCATATCTTCTGTGTCGGACGAAACATGGAAAATAAAAGACGGTGTACCTGTTGACACTGACGCAATGCTCAAAAAGCTGGAGCCGGGATATTGGTATTACAACGATGAGAAAAAAGAAACCTTTGGCAGTGACAGGCAGTTGGGGTTTTATGCACAAAACGTCAATGCTGCTATTGGCCCAGAAGCAGCACCAACTCCAGAAACAATTACTACAAAAAACAAAGACGGAATTGAAACGACTGTTACAAAACCGTGGGGCTACTATGACCGTTCTGTTTTGGCAATAACCGTCATGTCTTTGCAAAAAGCACTTGCAACAATTGAAACCCTTACCGCACGTATCACAGCACTGGAGACAGCATGACCCTCGACCTCGACATCAACGAAATCAATTTCATCCTCCAGACGCTTGGGCAGTTGCCATCGTCCAGCGGCGTGTGGCCTCTGATTCTCAAAATCAAAGAGCAGGCAGAAGCGCAAGTAACGAAAGCCAAAGATGAGCCTTGAAGCACAATTCAGCAGCCATGAAGCGGTCTGTGCCGAAAGGTACGACCAGATCAATGCGCGGCTAAAGCGGCTGGAGGGCATCCTCATCAAGACCGCCGGGGTGCTTATCTTTTCCATGTCTGCAATCGTTTATGCAAGCCTCACACTGCACAGGTAATCATGGATTTCTTCGACATCCTGTCGAAAGCATGGCCTATATTGCTGGCGATCATCACCTTGATAATCGTCCTGGCAAAGCTCGACTTGCGGGTGGCAGTGTTAGAGGAGAAGATCAAAACGCTGTTTGAAATGTGGAACAAGAAATGATTGATCCGCTAACCGCTTTCGCAGTGGCGCAGGGTGCAATCAAAGGAGTGCAAGCCGCCATCAAGATGGGCAAGGACATCAACGCCATCTCAGGCGACTTGATGAAGTTCTTTGAGGCCAAGGATGTCGTTGCGAAGGAAGCGGTAAAGAAGAAACCCAAGGGGTTTGGGCAGAGCGATACAGCGGTGGCATTTGAGACAGTGATGCAGTTGAAACAACTTCAAGATGCAGAAGCGGAATTGAAACAGATGCTAATCTGGTCAGGCAATGACGATGTGTGGAACGCCATCATGCTGGAGCGCAACAGGATGGTGACAGAGCGCAAGAAGGCAGAGGCTGAAGCAGCTCACGCCAAGGCGGTGAGGGCAGAAGAGATCAGCGACATTGTGAATTTTGGTTTATGGTCTGCGCTGGTGTCATCCATAGTTGGCCTGGTGGCCTGGTTGACCTGGCAAATTGCTGGAGATGGAAGATGAATGACGACAAAGGCGCATTGATTGAGAAGGCTACGTTTGCGATACTTCCGCTGCTGTTTAGCTGCGTGGTTTACCTTATGTCTGCCTTGTCAAATCTCAGCCATGAGGTGACCATCCTCAACAGCAAGATCAGCCTGGTGGTGACCAGCGACAACAAGCAAGCCAGCAACTCAGGTGCTGAGTTGGCAAGGGAAAAGCTGAGACAGGACTTGGAAAAGGAAATCCAAAAGAACCGTGACGACATCATGCACAACCGACAAGAGATTGCTGTGATCAACACCAAGCTGGAGAAGAAATAATGGATTGGCTTAAACAAATCGCACCGACAATCGCTACGGCATTGGGCGGTCCCCTGGCTGGCATGGCGGTATCAGCTATCAGCAAATCCATTGGTGTTGACCCCGAGAAGGTTGGTGATCTGATCTCCAGCAACAAGTTAAGCGCAGACCAAATCGCAATGGTCAAGCTGGCTGAGATTGAACTGCAAAAGCAAGCGCAGGAGCTGGGCCTCAACTTTGAGAAATTGGAGGTCGAGGACCGCAAGAGCGCCCGAGATATGCAATCAGCCACCAGGTCAATGATGCCGCCATTGCTGGCTGGTGCAGTGACTATTGGATTCTTCTCCATTATGGTGATGATGTTTTTCAACAAGATTGACAGCGCCAACCCCGCTATCCTGATGATGCTGGGGTCACTCGGCACAGCTTGGACCGGGATAATCTCCTATTATTTCGGCTCCAG